ATATTCGATGAAGATGAACTACCGTTATCTACAGAACAAAAGAAAAGACACGAAGAATTAGACCAAGAGATTGAAGAACTTTATAGAAAGACAAGAGATACTGACTCGTTACCTTATAGTAGTGATGAAAGGGGTGAAGTATATGATAAAATAGATGAGTTAGAAGAGGAGAGAGATGATTTAACATTAAGTCCTGAGGGAGAACCCACTGAGGAAATGATAGAAAAAAAGGTGGATGAGTATTTAAGTGACGTTAGGTCTAACCCACAAAATTATATTAAAGAGTACGATTTAGACCTTGAGGAATTCTTAAATAAAGATGAGATAATTGAGGATGCGGTGGATACGGATGGTGTTGGTCACAATATATCACATTATGATGGTGTAGAATATGATATTAGAATTGATGGTCACGATTATTATGTATTTAGGGTAGATTAATTGATTAATTAAAAGTTTTTTTTATTCTTAAGGTATAATAATTAATTATGAGATTACCTTTAGATTGGATTTTACAAGAACCTATAGATATGGAACATAAAGAGTATGTTCTATTAGACTATATTTCTAAAATAGATAAAGACTTAGAAAACTTTAAACTATACCCAACATTTCAAGAACTTTCTTTACATTTAGCCAATCTTAATTCTATAAGTAAAAACTTAACTAGAATAGTATTAAAAAAAGAACCTGAAAATGTTGACGATGAAATACTTTTAGCTCATTTATCCCATAAAAAATTAACAGGTATTAGTGACGATAACTTAATAGAAATTGTAAAAATATCTAAAAAGGCTAATGAACAATTAAAAGATTACTTTTTAATTGCCAAGTCAATATGGTCTATCGTATTTGAATCTGTATTAGTAAAGCCTACTAACAGAGAAGTTAAATTAAACAGTAAAAATGCGAATAAAGGTTATTTAATATTTGACTATAATGACGAAAAATTTTTATATGAATATCGTATAAAAAAAATTCATAGAAGATATGACGAAAAGAAGTGTGATTTTATATTAAAAGAAAGGGGAGAATTAATCACACATAAATTTAAAAAGAATCACATAATTTTCGAGGCAAAATTCGATAGTGAATTTCCTATTGACGGGTGTCTACTTTCGATAATTAAAAGAAAGGTAATTAATTACATTACTCAAACAATAAAATTAGATGAACTCAAAGAAAGTAATATAAAATGAGTAAAAAATCTAGATACCCTGATAATATCGTATGGGACGAAGAGAATGAAAAATTCCACGCTAATATATTACCATACGCTTCTAATTTATCAGGACCTAAAATTGAAGTAGAGGACATTGATTTATTTAGACAAAAAGGGACTCATAAAATACAAAAAATATTTAAATCTGAGTTTGAACAAATTGTCGACAAATACAATAAATTAATAGAAGAAGTTAACCTAAATAATATGATTTACAATTCGACTTATTCTTTCGAGCCTGTGGTAGGTTATATCTATCACTTATACTATGGAAATAATGGAAAAAAATTCTTATCATTAATATCACCAGATGAATGGGATAAAGAACAAGAACATATTGTATCGGTAAAATTAAATTCAGAACTAAAATGGGTTTCAATAAAAGATTTATAACTAAAGAAATAATTGAAATGACTGAGGATAACTACATAGATAACCTCTTCAATTCAGATGCGTTAATTTTTGGTGATGATTGGTCACACGATTTTTATAAAATGTTTTCGGAAAACAAACCAATAAATGAAATAAAAGAAAAACTCAAAAACTATGAAAACAATTAAAAGAGGTGTAGAAGTAAAAAGAGTCTCAGATAAAGAGGCTATTAATATGGTTAAATTTGGATGGGAATATTGCCCAAAAAACCTATGGAAAGAAGGTAGTAAGAAAAAGCCTGTACAGGAATTAGAGTATGAATCTGACAATATGTCAGATAAGAAAAAGAGAAAAATGAGGAAAGAAAATAAAAAGAAGAAATACGAATCAAAGTAATATGGGTATTTTTAAAAACATAAAACTAAAGAGATTAAATAGTAAAAAAGATAAATTTTTTGAACTTTCTCATAAATACGGAAATATTGACAGAAAAAAATCTGATGAATACTACAGTCAGGCTGTTTTAACAGAAGAAAAGATAAAAAAACTATTAGAAGAATGAAAGAACAGGTAAATCATCCTTCACATTACGGTGGTGAGGATAACCCATATGAGGTTGTAAAAGTAGCGGAAGCTTGGGGTATAGATAAAGACGCCTATCTATTTAATGTTTTAAAATATATTGGACGTAGTGGAAAAAAAGATGATAACCCACCTTTACAAGACTTAAAGAAAGCTTTATGGTATTTGGAAAGAAGAATAAAAACAATTGAAAATGAAGATGGAAACAAACACGATTTATACGTCAGACTCTACAAAGAAAATGGAGGTGATGGAGGAGGGGTCGATTGACCTTATTGTTACATCACCACCTTATGGTGTTGGTATTGATTATGATAGTTGGGATGACGACAAATATTTTGAAGAGTATAAAGTCTTCGCGAAGGAATGGTTAACCCAAGCTTACAGGGTACTGAAAGACGATGGTAGGATTGCTATCAACATACCTTATGAAATAAACCGACAGGACAAAGGTGGTAGAATTTATTTTTCTGCAGAGATGTGGATGATAATGAAAGAGATTGGTTTTGGATTCTTCGGTATTGTTGATTTAGAGGAAAGTTCACCGCATAGAAGTAAGACCACCGCTTGGGGAAGTTGGATGAGTCCTTCTTCACCGTATATTTATAACCCTAAGGAATGTGTCATTTTGGCTTATAAAAACTTACATAAGAAAAAGGTAAAAGGTACTCCACAATGGAAAGGTGAACACCAAATGGTTGAAGACACTAAAAAAGGTGGGATGAGAAAGAAACTTGTTTATGAAGATAAAGATAAGAAAGATTTCATGTCACTAGTTTTCGGTCAATGGAATTACTTTGCAGATACCAAACAAAAAACAAAGGCGACATTCTCTTTAGATATCCCGTACAGAGCGATTAAAATACTTTCATATAAAGAAGATATAATACTCGACCCATTCAACGGTTCAGGAACAACTTGCTTAGCTGCAGAAATGTTAGGTAGAAAATGGATAGGAATTGATATATCAAAAAACTATTGTGAAGTTGCTAAACAAAGAATTAAAGATTATCAGTTGGAACAACAACAACTTAAAATACAGGTTGATGAATTAACAAATTAAAAAAAATGGTTTATTACGAAACTACTGAGCAATTAATGACCCTTGCTAAGGAGAGAGGAATGAAGACTACCAAAGAAGGTTTACTACATTTTAATACAGGTAAATTTACTGGTAGGTCGCCTAAAGATAGGTATTTTTCTGAGGGTAAATATACAGATAAGACTATCGATTTTGAAAGAATCATAAACCAACGAGTTAGTAGAGATAGTTATATTTCATTAAAAAATGAAATTAAAGAATATATAGAAAACGCAAAAACTTTCAGAGCTAGACAAGTTGCAGGTTACAATTATGAACACAGTGCAACTTTTAATATAGAAAGTACAGAACCATGGGCTATCATATTCTTTAATAATATGTTAATTGACCCACAAAGTTTTGTCACAACATTCTCAACTACATTTACTGAATGGGAAATATTACATTGCCCTGATTTTGTAAGTAAAAATAGACCTGAAGATGTTAAAAATGAAAATTTCGTAATATTAGATTTTGATGATAGAAAAATCTTAATAGCTGGTACGAGTTATACGGGTGAGATAAAGAAAAGTGTCTTTACCGTTATGAATACTCTTTTAGTTGATAGAGGAGTCTTACCGATGCATTGTTCTGCTAATTCTAATACTAAAGACGGTAGAGGTGTTAATTTATTTTTTGGACTATCAGGTACTGGTAAGACTACCCTATCTTCTGACCCTTTAAAGTATTTTATTGGTGATGATGAACACGGATGGTATGATGATTATATATATAACTTTGAAGGAGGATGTTACGCTAAACTCATAGATTTAGATGAGTATAAAGAACCTGTAATATGGGACGCAATACATAGTAAATTCACTAAAACAAATACCTCATTATTAGAGAATGTTATAGTTGATGAGGAAGGTGATGTTGATTTTAGTGATAGTAGTATAACAGAGAACATTAGGGTTTCTTATCCATTGGACCAAATAAGACGTGAGGTTAAGGTAAGTATGCCAGGTAGAGGTTTAGGGGTTGAGAATATATTTTTTCTATCTTTTGACGCTTTTGGTGTATTACCACCTATATCATTATTAAATACAGAACAAGCAGTTGAGTACTTTAAGTTAGGGTATACTTCAAAAGTTGCGGGTACTGAAGTTGGAGTTACTGAACCTACCACAACGTTCTCACCTTGTTTTGGGGACCCATTCCTACCAAGGAAAATATCTGATTACACCGATATGTTTAGAAATAGGGTTGAGAATAACCACAAAGTAAAAGTGTGGTTAGTGAATACAGGTTTTGATAAAAATTATAAAAGATTCTCATTATCACAAACCCGTGGAGTTATTAATGGGGTTATTGAAAGAGATTATGAAGATGATTACATAGAATACAATGAATTAAAAATTCCAAAAAGAATAGGTAAGTACAATATGGAAAAAGTTTTTGAAAAACCTGATAATAATAGACAAGATAAATTTTTTACTATGTTAAAAGACTCCTTATAATGAGGAGTCTTTTTTGTTTAAATATTTTTAATAAAACTTTCACAAAAAAAACAATTGACTAATAAAACTCTACACACTATACTAAAGGAACAATAAAAAACAAATTTCAAAAAAAATGAAAAAAGTACTAATGGCCTTTGGGTTGGCCTTAACATCCCTAATTAGTTTTTCTCAATCTACAGTAGTAGATGTAATCGTTAATAGTGAAGACCATACATTGTTGGAAGCCGCTGTTGTATCTGCTGGTCTTGTCGACGCATTAAGTGACACATCGGGCACATTTACAGTATTTGCACCAACTGATGATGCGGTATATAGTTTGGTTTACGAGTTGGGTATAACTGTAGATAGTCTTCTTAATCTTCCTACCTTATCTGACATCTTGTTGTATCATGTAGTTAATGCAACTGTAATGAGTGGTGACTTAATGGGTGGTGATACTTTTGAAACTTTACTAGGTGAGGATATTACTATTACCGTTACTGATAGTACAGTTATGGTTAATAATGCAGTGGTTACTGTTGCTGACATTACAACAGACAATGGTGTTGTTCACGTTATTGATGTTGTTCTATTACCTCCTACCGAACCTGTAGTAAGTGCAGTATGGGATTGGATTGAAGGAAGTGATGTCCATAACTATCTCGAAGCGGCTGTTATCGCAGGAGGTCTACAGGACACTTTACAAGGAGAGGGTACATTTACAGTATTTGCACCTACCGATGAAGCTTTTGTTACGTTGGCTACCGCGTTGGATGTTGAGGTCACTGACCTACTATTACTTCCAAACCTAACTGATATTCTTTTGTATCACGTATTAGGGACTACTGTTATGAGTACTGATTTGTATGATGGATTGGAAGCAACCACATTGAATGAGGGTACTTTGGTTATTGGTGTTGGTGAGACAGTAACTGTTAATGGTATTGCTACTGTTGTTTTAGCAGACTTAGAAGCTCAAAACGGAGTTGTACATGTTATCGACGCAGTATTGTTAGATAACACTACTAACAGTGTAGGTGAGATTCAACCCACAGATGTTAAGTATGACGGGTTCTACTACAACATTATGGGTCAGAGATTTAATAGTTTGAGAGATGTTCCATTTGGTACAGTTTATATGTACAACGGTAGAAAGTTCATTAGAACTGAAAACTAAGATTAAAATATTTTAATTAACTTAAAACCCCTCCTTGTGAGGGGTTTTTTGTTATACGTGATATTTATATTAAAATAAGTTACTATGAGACAATTCAGAATTGATAACTCGGAAAAAGATAGAATATTAAACCTTCACGAGTCAGCAACAAAAAGACAATATTTGAATGAGCAAGAAGGTAAATGTATACCAATAAATCAAGTAGAAGGTATTGAAGAAGTCGTAAAAGATAAAAACAAACTAAATTGGTTAATAGAGTTGGGAGGTGATAAATTAAGTGAAGTTTGTCATGGTGGATACGGAACTCAGTATAGGTTTAGAGTTGAAGAGAACCCTGATTTAAAAGTGGCATCATTCGCTTTGGATGGTGACTTAAACATTGGAAGTATAGGAGCGTAATGAAAAAAATATTAAACGAGACAGGATTAAGAAATATTAAGGCACTTGCAGATAGGTACAAGAAGGCTAAGATATATTTCCACCAAGACTTAGACGGTGTAACTACCGCCTTAGCGATGAAAAACTATTTGGAAAATAACGGAATAGAAGTAGTAGACTCTGAGATAATTCAATACGGAGATAAAGAGTTTGCAGTCAAAAAACAGGACGCTCAAGGAGACACAATGCCAGTTCTTGTAGATTTTGCACATGGTAAACCTATGTTTGTGGTTCATACAGACCACCACGATAGTCAGACGGGTGTTGAGGGAGATACTTCAACATCCTTTAGGTCATCTCGTTCAAATGTGGCAACACTTTCTGATATTATGTCACCATCAGACATATTCCCATCAGATGATATTACACTAATATCAACAGTTGATTCGGCAGATTTCGCTAGATTTGGTCTTGAACCTCAAGATATAATGAACTTTATATTTAAATTACAAAAGGATAAATCATTACAAAAAAATAAAATGGCTTTAGGGTTGGCCACGAATAAACTACTACTGGCTTATAAAAACAAACCTAAGTTCTTAGAAAAATTAGTTATGTCTTCATCACCATCACTATTAAATATATTTCAAAATATTAATAGAATTGCACAAGAAGAAGGATATGCATCACCTGAGGAAATGGTTTTAAATCAACAAGGTTATGTGAAAAAACAAGATAGTAGTGATAAAGTAAAAGTAGATGACGGAATAATCGTTCAATATGGTGGAGGTTCTATGTTTAAACCGGGTTCATATGATAGATATACACCATTTAAAAACAATCCTGACGCAGATTTTTTAGTTATCGCTTGGCCCATGGGATTAGTTCAGGCAAGTTGTAATCCATTTAAGGGTGAGAGAGAACTTAAAGGTGTAAACTTAGGTGAGATTGCTCAAGAAGTCTTAGCGAAATGGGAACCACAACTCAGAGATAAAATAATACCATTATCAACTATTAAGTGGATATCAGAATCAGGTAAAAGTTTTGACCAAGAGTCTGTAGGGTTTACTAACGCCGATTTAGAAGCGTTTTATGGAGATAAAGTTAGGTCTATAGACGGTGGTGAAGAGTATATGGATAGATTAAAGACAATAATGAACAAACCATATAATGATTTAACGGATGGTGAATGGGCAATACTTGATAAGTTAGGTGTTCCTGCTTGGGAGATGATTCAAGCAAATTCAGGAGGACATAAATGCATTACAAATATTTCAGCACTAAATTATTTTGGTAGAAGTAAGAGACCTCCTTCAGGTAAGAAGAAGTATGGTAAAAAAGAGGGAGACACTCCATACGTTAAGTTTGTAAAGATGATTCAACGAAGATTCGTTGAAGTTCTGAAAGAAAAGATTAACGAAAGTAAATCAAACTAAAGAAAAGGAGACTGAGTCTCCTTTTTTAATGTCTAAACTTTTACAAGTACCTCCAGGTAATTCTAATACTTCACCACCGTAACCTTTATATGACTCACATTGTGATTGTTTGTGACAAGGTTTGCAGTTATGATGTACCTCATTTATTTCGCCTCTATTAATCATTAATATATCTAAAGGAATAATACAGTTATACGTCCAAAAACTTTGTTCGGTAGTTTTTGGCATCATAAATAACATTCCATTAAAAGATTCGTTAAAGTTTTTATTTTGCATTCCCTCCTCTATCGATTTTTGTCTCGTACATAATTTGACTTTAAAAATGTTATTATTTATCATTACCTTCATATACATAAATATTATACATGAAGAAATATGCTGGAATAATAGTGAGACATGAAAATAAAGTTTTACTATGTAAAAGAAACAATGAAGGAACATTACCAGGTTTTTGGTCTTGTCCTGGCGGGAAAATGGAGCAAGGAGAGACACCGAGAGAAGCTGCGGTTAGGGAATTTATTGAAGAAACAGATTTACCTATCTACGGTAATGTCGAATTTATTGGTGCAATAAAAAGGTACACAAGAGACGGAGAAATTTTAAAGGGAGTGATGTATTGTCATCTTTTAGATACAGAAGAACCTATATATCCTGACTTGGATAACGCTATAGATGGTGATGAACACAGTGAATGTGGATACTTCGGTAAAGACGAATTACCGGAACCAATGACGAAACAACTTAATAAACTATTAAACATAATTTTAAAATGAAAAACTATATTTACAAAGCATTAAAGTCTAAGTATGAGGCTGACAAGTTAGAGTGTTTAGCTACATTAGAAATTTACTTTAACAATCCCACGGGTATTGGAGAACATCCAGGTATTATTGAAGAAATGGATAAATTAATAGAAAAACTTGCTACTGCTGAGGGTAATTTAGATACATTAAATAGTAATTATAAACAGTATTCTAAATAATATGGTGTTTTTGATTGATATATGAAAGATTTTTTATATATTTGTACAACCTTTTAGACAAAACAGTATATTTATATATTACCTTTTAAAAAAAAGTAAAAAAAAATTGGAGATTAAGAAAAAAGTTTCTTATCTTTGTAGAAGTTCTTTGAAATAATAATGACGAACACTCACTGAATCGAGTTTATATCAAAAAAGATTAACCCCCTTTTTTTAAAATCACAGTGAGTTATTAGTCATCGGCGGTTTAGCGTCGTTAGATAACCCTGGTAACAGGACTAAAGGGATTGAAGAGTGTTGAGCAACTCTCAGATATCCGCAGAGTTTACTCTGACAACTAAACAAAGTGGCTACGGTCAAAACCCTAAGGGCAACTGCTAAAGGGATGAAACCACTCTGAGTCCGTGGAATATCAGAGTTGAGATAGTGATATCAATAGGAAAAGCTACAGGTGACGGTTCGACACACCCTGTCAGGTGTTGTAGGGCTGAGTACCAGTATGAGGGGTCTCCGAGACGACAAGTCGACGTGGTCCTAACTTACCGTAAGTTGACAGACTTACAGAGAGGTGTGAAGCATTCTGTACTCCAAAGGTATAGAACTTCTCTCGAAGCACATCTTTCATAAATCCATGTTGTTTATCTAAAATCAATTAGAAAAGCAAGAGTCTTCGAGCGTTGATGACGAAAGGTGTCTAATACTTCGGACCTTTGTCAACGAAGTTTTCCTTCAGACCGCAAGTCTAAGGATGTCGATTGTGAAACAACTCGTGGGTTGGCCGACCCTTTGTGAGACCGCAAGTCTTAAGAGATTTTAGTAACGGTTGAGTAGTTATCAACGATACGAGTGGTTACCGATAGTAACCGACACTGATTCGATACCCCTGTCAATGGGGTGGATAAGTGGGGAAAAAGTAATAATAATCCCACAAAAGACGAGTCATTCAAACGTGTAATCTCAGCGTCCTTTAATTCCCTACCCCAATATATATAACATTAAAAACCTCAGTCTTAGTCGACTGAGGTTTTTTTACTTTAACGATATTTATTAACATACTATGAAAGAACTTATACGTAAAATATTGAGAGAAGACTTAGAGTATTCACATGTTACTGACGCTTCCCCTAAAAGTGATGAGTATGAAATGAGTGAAGGTTGGCAAGGAGCACCTAAAAAAAAGGAACTAAGTCCTCAAGTAGAAGAATTCTTATTTGACTATTGGAGTAAAAATGGTACAGAACTAACGCCCTGTAGATATATTGGTATAAATTGTTTAGAATACGAAGAGGAGATTGACAAACTGAAAATAAAATTCCATGGTGGATATGATAAAGCACTTGAGTTAGCCAAAAAAGAAATAGGTATAGGTAAAAAAAGACATATATCTTCAGGAGGATATGAAATGGATGTGACACCTTTATCTATTGGGATTATCAGTAGGACGGAAGGTAACCCTGATGAAAATCCATATGGTACTGAATTAGGTATGAAGGTCCGCATAACTAACGGTTCAGTACAATTTTTAGATAGAGATGATGATACTAGATGGGACTTTGACGAACTATTTATGATTGACCACGATATTCATCAAGATGATTTGTATGAA